CTCTACTACTACCTCTGCCAACGCACAGCCGAGTTGCCATAAAAATCCAGCAGCAAAGATAAACGCTAAAGTAACAGCAGCTTCTTTTTTACTCATTCGCATTCAACTCCATCTCTAACAGGTAAATCTCTTATTTGAGCTGCTAATTTAGATTTGAATTGTAGGTCAGGTTCAATTACCCATTCTTCATATAACGAAAAAGCAGCTGTACCATCTTTCATATCGTCGCATTTCACATCATCCGGCCAAACAAGCGGGCAACTGCGGCGGCACTGCATTACCACACCGGGCAACCTGTGCTGTTTTAGGATATGGCCTGCCGAGATAATCACACTCAATAATATATGTATCAGGAAACCCCTGCGCCCGAAACAACTCTCTCGGTGTCAGCATACGCATGCCAATATCGATTATTTGATACTCCTGTCCAGCAACGGTAATCAACCCGAAACGGTCCTTTGTTGTGATCGTATGCAGTGGTTCATCTAATGTCTGACCGCCACCCTGCCCATAGTACTTGAGCAAAAATGCTCTGACCTCTCCGAAGTGTCCGCCACCTGCTGTTATAGTATTAAGTGGCGACGTCACAGATTGGCCGATACTGTTATTATTAAGCTGTATCAGGTTACTAGTTACAATGGCATTATGATCTACAGTCGTAATCGTCGGAAGCGGTTTATCTAAACCTGCACCGGCACCACGGTAATTACCGCCGTAGTGTTTTACTAAACTTGCTGCCACAAGCCCATACCTGTTGCTGGCATCAACCACCATCAATGGGCGCTGTAAAGCCTGTCCCCGCACTTCTTTTTCGCTTTGCTCACCGTGATACTGGATTAAATTCGGTGCTATTAACATATGCTCATTTTTCGTACAAACAGTACTGAGCGGCCTTTCAATATCACTGCTACGGTTATCACCGGCAAAACCATTTTGGCAAATCTGCGTTACATATGGCGTTACCAATCCAAAACCATGTTTAGCTGTAACCGTTGGAAAAGGCTTATCAAAATCTGCCCCACGGAAATTATCGCCGCCATGATTAACCTGCACAATAAACGGCTGCGGATTATCAATAACAAACTTCTGCAATCCTTTAGCTATCCGGCGCAGTGTATTTTCTGCAAGTGGTTTCTTGCGTTCAAAAATACTTGGACAGGGAATTGACCAGTCAATGCACTCTGCAGCAGTATGCCACGGTTTCAGCTCTCCCGACTGAACTTTCAAGCTTTGTGGATCTCCGTGTGTCGGTTCTGGCCAAACTATAGGCCTCCCATCACACCGGGCAATCAGAAAGAAACGTTTGCGAATAGTTGGCGCACCATAATCACAGGCCCGCAATTCCCGCCAATCTACCTGATACCCATGTTTTTTCAGTGCGTTTACAAAACAATTAAACGTCCGTCCTTTCTGTGTCGGATCTGGGCGATCACCCAAGAGCGGCCCCCATGTTTTAAATTCCTCCACGTTTTCGAGCATGATCACTCGTGGTTTTACTGTAGCCGCCCATTTAAGAGCAACCCACGCCAGCCCTCGGATATTTTTATCAACCGGCTTTCCACCTTTTGCCTTGCTAAAATGTTTGCAGTCCGGGCTGAACCAACAAAGCGCAACAGGTCTGCCGCCAGTAGCGGTAACCGGATCAATATCCCAAACTGACTCGTTGTAATGCTCAGTGTAAGGATGGTTTGCTTTATGCATGGCAATAGCCGCTGGATCATGATTAATAGCTATATCAACATCACGACCGATCGCCATCTTTATTCCGGTACTAGCACCGCCCCCGCCGGCAAAATTATCAACGACAATCTCGTCCCATAGTTCTCTCTCCATCTATATCAATCTCCTAAAAACAATTCTGACTTATTAGTGTTCAGCAATTATTTCCTCTTTCTCATACGTTTTTTTGCTCTAGCTATATCAACAATAAAATCGCTAACTTCACCGTAATATTTTTTCCTGGCATCTAAAACTGCCTGTGATTTTTCCTTCTCGGCTTGATACTTAGGGCAAGTGGACCAGCAATCTGTATGACGTTCAATGCAGTTTTTACAAGGAAACGTCATATCAACAAGCCACCTTTTCTAACTTCGCTCTAAAATCTCGGCGCCGCTTAACTGAAACCCAACTCGGTTCAGCCCCCAGCATATTAAGCTCAAAATTTGAGAAGTCTAATAATTCCTGGTGCTTTTCCGCCCATTTCCAAAAATCATCAATCCGGATCATCATTACCGGACGATTATTATGCATCGACATCGATACTGCAGGTATGCCGGCAGAAATACAAGTCTGCATCTTACCATAGCTCCTGTAACCTAAAATAGTGTTCAACAATGCACGTAATGACATATACTCTGTTGCTGCTGTTTTGGGACCAAGTTGGAGTAAATAGGCCATTTTAGTTATTGCCTTTTCTGACCGCTTAAATTTTTGAGCCAATTCTGCTGTCGTAGTTGTTGGCCACATTTTTTCTAAGCGTTCAATCTCCTGCTGAGTCCATTTTTTCCACGTTTTCCGCATTATCCGAACCTCCTAACTTTTCAAGAAAAGCTATTTTCACCCCAAAGGATCTAAGTTTGTATTTTGACAGCTCAGTTTCAAGCATATATTTACGCCCAAATATTCTTTTCATATCCAGCCATACTAAAAGTGGCACCCGGTAAAACCGTTCCAGACCAAAACTGCAAAGAATAAAAGCAGCAGCGCCAAATTCAACGTGTTCACACAAAGCTTTTCTTTGCCATTCAAGAAGTGCTTCATACTTCATTCGATCACTATCCGTATGTTTAGCTTCAAACACTATTGACCTGCCATTTTTTAAAGTTCCCTTAAAATCAGGCTGGGCTTTTGATGCGAAACAGGCGATAAACTGACCTGCTCCAAAAGGTTTTATAATCTTCATCGGCTCCGGTGTTTTTTCTATTTTTGCGATTTGAGCCGCTAAATAATGGTCACACGAAGCTAATATCATTTTTTCAAAATGCTCGCCATATACCCTGCTTTTTCGACCTCTAACCGACCAATTTACACTCATAGCTACCTCACTTTTTTTGCGTCCGACCAGCAACTTTGCTAAAATTTATTTGTGAGTTCCGCAATGTGAAACTCATGACTTCGGCGGACGTCTGATTTTCTCTCCAACCCACTCTCAAATCTTTTTTGAAAAAGCACCGTTAAAAGCGGTGCTTTTTCTTTTTGTTTTACTAACCTTTAGGACTGCCACTATAAAGAGATTTTTCACAATTTTTTTGAACAGTCTTTAAAAACTTAACATGTCTTTTGCTATAATCCGGTTCTACCTGCAGGGCCATAGTTTCAAGCATTATTTCAGTTTGGTAGATCGCCATACATAAAGCATCTGAAGTTTGTTCGTTTGGATTGGCTGTATAGTTCTTTAACGCTTCATCAACTTTTTCAAACTCAATTTTCACTCGTCCAAACTGTATCTCTGGACGATCATCTTGATAACTGTAAATCGGACTAATTTGCATCGGGGGTCTCCTGATCATCACTCTGATTCTTATCAGCTGTTAAAGCTTCCACCTCAGAACGCAACGACTTAATTTCCTTACACAAAGCTTCTAAGCGTTTTGCAGAAATGGTGATCGTATCTCCAGACTGACTTCTCAACACATCTAAAATTTGATCAACCGACATATTTTTCTCTTTACTTGGTTGAACTGCTGTACTTCCTTTACTGCCTTTGCTGCTTCTAGTACCTTTGTTATTTGCCATTTTTCAACACTCCTAAATTTTATTTTTAAGCACTTTCGCCAACAGCTGGGGTGAATAGATCACCCTGCGCCCGAACGCCCTTTACGTACTCATGAGCTTCGTCAATTAGCATTTCCAGCGTTTCAATACACTCTGCTGTAAGTAACATCTTGGCGTTAGGCTCCGCCGTTTCTGTAAGCATTTCTACAGTTTTATGCGGGGTATTCAATACCAGCACGCCATTACTCTGTTCCAGCTCCATAACGGCAGAGAGCACCGCTCCCATCGTTTCCTGTACCCCCCCATAATTCAAAGATACGCTCCGAGTGGTAATGCGGGCCGCATAATCTGCCGGCAACTCACACAATTCAGCAACATGCTTTGCTAATTCTTTGAATGCTTGAACAAACTCAGGGCGTGGTGATTCCATGCACTCAAGAGAATATTTATCCTCGTGTGCCTTGCCATCTTCCCAGATAAGCGTTACCTGCCCTTTCTTCTCGTCGTAACGAATTTTCCTGAACCTTCTTGCCATGTTCATCACTCCTTTATTTAAAAATTGCTACAGGTCCCGGTATAATACACGGGTCTGATGTAACCATACTGTTTATCTACCCTAAGACCAGGCTGGCGGCCACTATTAGGGCAGTTTTCACGACCTTTGCAATAGTTATCACAAAATTGTTTTTGCTTCTTGAAATTTGCAATATCGTTGTAATTTTCTTTCAGCCATTCATCGGATGCATCCGGATAAAGTAATCGTCCAAACTCAATAACTTTTTCGTTATAGGGGACCTTCAATCGCTCTTTATTCCCTATCCGAGAAATAATATACGCAATGACTTTTTTATTTTTATCTCGCTGCTCTTTTGAAAAAGACTTGCTGAACTGTTCCCTGGCTTCACGATCATTCGCAAGCGACAACTGATAAGCTTCAGTCCTTATTTCTTCCTGTGCCCAATCAACGGCGGCAGCAAACTCCTGCTCGTTTGGCCAAAACTTTGTCTGCTGAATCACTTTTTTGATAGCCATCTCGAAAACAGGAACCTCAAC